CGACACCATACCGTTTGAACTGAATATCAGCGCCCTGCCGATTTTGGCTTGGTTTCGTTCGCCACTAAAGTTTTGGTACTCCATTCCTGACGACACAGCACTCATGAACAGAGCGTCTGTTTTGGAGCTTCAATAATGCGTGAACTTGTTATTGATTTAGCGTCCGGCAAACAAGAATGGATTGATTTTGTTCCTGTCCATTCTTGGGCTTCATGTGAGCACATTCCTGACAACTTATTCGACCATCGTTTTGAGTACGTCGACCACAGATTCACAACGCCTGAGGATTTCATTCCGTCGACAGTGAAATCGGCAATGAGTGCGTCAATCTACTCACGCGACCTGTCAGATTTTATTGAGCGCCCTACTTCTAACCCTTGTTTGGATTTGCCGAAATCATTACACCGTAACGGCGACTTCGCTCGACACATGACACGTGCTTACACCGATATTCTGAAAACACGCAACGCTTTGGAAGCCGTTCGCGCGGTTAACGATGCTCACGACCGCTTGACTGAGCACGGCTACAGCTACGCGATGTCGGATGAGCAAATTACCAATCTAGCCAAGCGCAAATCACGCGACTTTTCTCGTGTGTTAAGTGCAATTCCGCTTGAAGAATCACAAGCACGTTTTGATAAAGCGTGTCAGCTTCTCGATTCATTAGGCTTGGCATTCTCACCTGAGCAGATTCAATACGCAGAAAACAACTGTGAGCTTTTCGCATTGGTGAACCGTGCACTTGATGAGCATTGGCTTGTTCGTCAACTGCGTCGTAAATGTGCTTACGAGGTTGAATGTGTTGCGCGTGATTTAGCGCTTGTTCAACGCCGTAAGCAAGTTTACTGCTCGGATTTTTCTCTAAACCGTCAACGTGATCGCAATACGTCTAACCGTATCGCCCTAGAAAACACGATTGCTTACGATGAGGCTGACCCATCTAACTACTTCACACTCAGTGAGCTATCCGCTAAGTCGGTTTCTAACGCTGAGATTCGCCGCGCTGAAATGTTCGTTCGTCTGCGTGGCTTTGAGGAAATCGCTCAAGAGTCGAATCACGATGCGGTGTTCTTCACGGTAACAGCTCCGTCTCGTTTTCACTCTGTTTCTAAGGGTGACATTAACCCGAAATGGCTTGAGGCCGGCAAGCCTGATGCGAAAGCTGCTCACGCTTACCTAATGGGCGTTTGGGCGAATCTTCGTAAGTCGATTGATAAAAGCAAAATCAAGGTTTACGGGATGCGTATTGTTGAGCCTCACCAAGACGGTACGCCACATCACCACTTGTTGCTGTTCATGGAAAAGTCCGCACGCAAGTTCGTGACGTCTGAGTTTCGTCGTCTTGCTATGGCTGACTCGCCAGACGAAAAAGGCGCAAAGAAAGCTCGTTTCAAAGCGGAGGTTATCGACTGGTCTCAAGGTTCAGCCGTTGGCTATGTCGCTAAATACCTGAGTAAAAACATCGACGGTCAACACATTGATTCAGATAAAGGTTCGTCTTTGTCTGGCTCGGTTGCGGCGGAACGTGTCGTGACTTGGGCGCGTGTGAATCAAATTCGACAATTTCAATTTATTGGTGGTCCATCTGTCACGGTATGGCGTGAGCTTCGTCGTCTTCGTGATGAATTCAAAGAGGACGATGCTTTGTTTACAGATTTATCTCAAGACGAACACTTTCTATTAGAAAAGGTTCGCCGCTCTGCTGATGAGGGCGACTGGAAAGCGTTTTGTTACGCAATGGGCGGTGTGTTCGTTAAGCGCAAAGACCAGCCAGTAAAAGCGGAATATTCCGTTTCAACCTCTATCGAAAAACTGATTGCTTCGGGCGGTGAATACTCATCGACTCGTTACGGCGATATGGCTCAAGCGCGTTTGAATGGCTTGATGTTCCATAAGATTTTTATCGCGACTCGCTTCCGTACTTGGAAGACCGAGAACAAGCAACAATTCATCCGTGCTCAACAAGGCATCATGTCCAACGTGGTCGATTACTTCGACGCGCTAGAACGTGAAAAAGAGTACGAGCGTATGTATGACGACCTTTACGAGCAATACGAAAAACACCTAGCGCTCTATGACGAAATGGAAGCGCTGTTGCTCACCGACCCTCAGGAAATTAATGCGTCGTGTTGGGTGGGCGCAGCCCCGCCCGACATGATGCATTAATTTCCCTTGGACTTGTGTCAATAACTGTCATTTCAATTTTCAACTGACCAACAACGTAAAAAATAAGGGCAAAACACTATGAGAATGGAAGGTTTAATTCTAGATGTTTCGGACATCGTTCAAGAAACCAAAACAGACCGTAACGGCGAACAAAAGCAAAACGGCAAGCTGCGTCTCATCACGACCAACCCAACGGACACTATTGAAGTACGTGTCTCTCCTGAGCTTTGGGAAAACGGCAAGGCTGGCGAACTGCTCAAGCGCTGTGTGGGTAATCGCATGATGTTTGATGTGGAACACAAGAAATTCAGCTTTGGTAACGATGAGGGTAAACACGTTTCTATCGACGGTTTCCACCTCTACGCCCTACCTCAACTTAACGAAAAGTAAGGGCTAAATCATGACCGAGACGCAATTTGCAGAGCTAATGGCTCGACTCGATAACTTTCAGTTGATGGTGTTCTTAGGCATTTGCTTCTTGTTAGTTGCGCTCGGTTGGATGGTCGGAGGGCAAAGATAAATGCTGTCAACAGAGTTCATGCTCGGCTGTTTTGGAACAGCATTTATCCTTGGCTTCTCGATTGGTTTCCACATTCTGGGATTCAAGAAAGCGGCTGAGGTTTCAACTTCTTCATAAACCATAACATAGGAAATAAGACTATGGAAAAGCAAAACAAAGTACGCACAGCAATGGCTAAGGCTGGCGCAGTAGTAACAGCAAAACGTGCGGCATTTGGTGGTGCACTTCTTATGGCTGCATCTGGTGCACATGCAGCATTGCCGGAACAGGCAGCGCAAGCCTTTACTAGTTTAGGGACTTTCGTTACCGACATGCTCACCTCAACTTGGGGCATCGCTGTTCCACTAACGGTTGGTTTCATCGGCATCAAGCTATTCAAGAAAGGTGCAAACAAAGCAACGTAATTCTAACGACTGCTTTATACACCCATTGGTCAACGCCTCCGAATGGGGGCGTTATTTTTCACGAGGAAGATTTACAAATGAACATTAAACAAAGCATAACGTTACTGATTATTTTACTGGGTGTTTTGTTTAGTGCTTTTAGTGTAAGTGCCGCTCAACCAACGTATAAGGTTTCAGACGTTTCAGCTTATCCCGATTGTAAGTTGCTGTTGGGTATGAGAGTTAACCCTGCCTCTTATGTCTCTTGTTATGAAAACAAGTTTGTTAACTACAAGGATTTTTCTACTAAGTCCTGCTATTTGAGGCATGGTAAATACGTTGTAGATATCATGTGTCACACAACCAGTGCTTCTTGGCCTCTTTATCGTGCAGCTGGATTCTTGCAAAATTCGGCTCAATGTCCGCCTGACCATGAAAAGATAGAAGACGGGTACGTCGTATCTTGCGAACCCATCGTTCCTGCATGTGAGTTTGGCGAAAACCCTGACGGTACATGTATGGATGCCTGTCAGTTCAAACAGTCCATTAATGACACTCAATCACTTCATTGGTCGGCTTACGTTTACGGTGAACAAGTAACAGGGGCGTGTTTTGGCGATTTTGGTGCAACACGTTGTGAGGTCGAGCGTATCCCTAATGACAGTACGCTTTGTACTGATGTCGATTCGGGCGAATTTACCCAAAACACGCGATGTCACGGTAAGTTTCAATTCACAGGTAAGCAGTGTGATGGTGGTACGCTGTTTTGGGGTAAAGATGGCCCTGACACCCCTATTATTCCCGATGATCCAATTCACGACCCTGACGACCCAACGGGCGACATCGAAGACCCTAGCGTACTTCCTGACGACTCGACCAATACGGTTAATCCACCGAATACGGGGGATGTGCCAGATGTCGAAGACCCTGACACAGATGAATCGACCGATAAGGGCGTAGTCAACGCGATTAAAGGGCTCAACTCAGATGTGAACAAGGCGCTTCACGCGCTAAACGTCGACCTCAATCAATCGAGCGCTGATATTCAGAACCAAATCATTGCGCTCAATGCGTCGATGGTGACTAACACCCAAGCGATTCAAAAGCAACAAATCAACGACAACAAGATTTACGAAAACACTAAGGCGCTGATTCAGCAAGCTAACGGTGACATCACGACGGCGGTCAATCGAAACACCAACTCTGTTGGTGAGGTGGTTAAGGGACTCGATGATTTGCAAACGACTAACGCTGATGGATTTGCAGAGCTATCGGATAAGCTCGACGACCTCAAGCCTTGTGAGCCTACCAAGGAAAACAACTATTGTGAAAACCCTCATGGTTTAGGTTCGGATTATGTCGGTGATGTGCTGACTCAAGCGGATAAAGCCGTGTCCGGTGCGATGAATTCCTATGAAAAAACCGTGACCGATGCAGCTAACGATTTGATTGAGAAGAATCTGACGGCGGAGTCTGAGGGGCATATTAATGCTATATCGGATTCGTTTTTGAGTGTGTTACCTAAGCCTACGCCCTGCATGAATCTATCTTTGCCTACGCTTGGCGGTGGTCGCGCTTCTATTTCTTGTGAGTTTTCGCAGAAACTCAAAATGATCATCTCAATTCTGATTTACATCTACACGATTAAGACGCTTGTTGAAATCCTGCTGACTGAGGTCACGCCTGTACCAAGTAACAAGCCAGGTTCTGGGAGATATTACTAATGATTCAGCTATTACCAATTGTCAGCACCATTGGGACGGCGTTGCGCCTCCCTGCTCTGGTTGCCTTTATCTCTCAGATAGCGACCACGTTATTTGGTTGGTTCTTCATTGCGAAAGCACGAAACGTCACGATTAACTTGGTCATTTTAACGCTGCTAATCGGCTTGACCGTCACCCTCACCTTGGCGATTTACACCCTTGCAATGGGTCTGTCTTATGTTGCACCTCCAATGTGGTCACAAGCGGCGGGTATGTTCATCCCTAATAACGCCGTGCCTTGTGTGAGTGCGATTTACTCGGCGCGTCTGCTGCGTTGGGTGTGGGAATGGAAGTTCTACGCGATTGTGAGGGCGGCGTAATGGCATCGGTCTACTTTGTCACGGGTAAGCTCGGCTCAGGTAAAACACTAACGGCAGTCGGTAAGATTCGTGAGGCGTTTATGCGTGGTGTGCCTGTGGCGACAAACCTCGATATCAACTTGAAAGAAATGCTTGGACGCAACAAGCGCAACACTCGCCTTTACCGTCTGCCGGACAAGCCTCAGGTAGAAGATTTGATGGTGATTGGCTCGGCAAACAAAAGCTATGACACCAAAAAAGACGGTTTGATTGTACTTGATGAGTGCGGAACGTGGTTTAACTCGCGCACGTGGAACGACAAGAATCGACAAAAGTTAATTGATCACCTTTTGCATATTCGAAAGCTTGGATGGGATGTCATTTTCATTGTTCAAGACATTTCGATTGTTGATAAGCAAGCGCGTCTCGCTCTGGCTGAACACACCGTGTTTTGTCGACGCTTAGACCGTCTTCAAGTCCCTATCATCTCGACTGCGGTATCTGTTCTGACACTCGGTCAACTCAAGTTGAAAATGCCTAAGCTGCACGTTGGCATTGTGAAGTATGGTGACAACGCGAACTCACTCACCGTCGACAAATGGATGCTTTGGGGTACGGACTTGTACAGCTCTTACGACACTAAGCAGATGTTTAGAAACAACTATGAGGACGGCGTTTATTCAGTATTGCCGCCCTACTATACCCACGGACGTTACACTGTCCCGTATACGTTGAGAAATATCATGCGCATTACGAAAATCTATCTCCGTAAATACTCTCGATTCAGTGTGTTTGCGGCAGGTGTCGCCGTCTCGTTTGCGGTGTTCACCTTAGTTGGCACGCCGAACATGTCGACGGAGCCCGAAACGGCTCAAACGGCGGTGCCTCGCGAGTCATTGAGTGACTTGCTCGACGGCTATCGAATCGAATCTTCAATGAACCCTCCAAACGTTGCCCCGTCTTTTGTGTTGTTTAAGGACGATGTACGTCTGTCGTCGTCGCAACTATATGCAAAAGGCTTTACGGCTCAATCTAACGGCTCTTGCTCCATTACGGTTAGCGGCAACGGTCAATCATTCAAAGTCATGTGCTAGGGAATAAGGTGCGCTTTATGTCATGGATAATCGCAACACTCACTGCTTTTCTTTCAAAAAAACAAAAAGAATTTTATTGCGCTGGAGGCTCACTGCTTGCGCGCACATTACTTACCATGCGCTGTGGTAAAGTTGAGAAACAAACTACGGCTTGTTCCAACTTTTCCACATCCAGCATTACTGCCTTTCTGCTCGCGTGCACCCTGCTCAGCTCGCCTGCTTTTGCCGCAAGCTCTGCGCCTTTTGAGGCAAAGAACACACCGATTGGAGACTTTGCATCGTGGTTCTCAGTTCACACTGGAAACACAGTTGTGCTCGGTCATGGTGTCACTGGTGAGGTCAGTTTTACCGCGCCGGATTTGAAAGATGAGGACTATCCAGCCTTTTTCCTTTCGGTGCTTCGTGCGCACGGTTACGAGCTTACGCATGACCACGGCGTTTTTACCATTATTGCTGACGCTAACAAGGTGGAGACGTTCGAACCCTCTCAAGTGAAGTTGTACTTCTTTGAGAATGTTCGAAATACCAAGGTCGTTGATTTGATTTCCTCGATGCTTGCTGCAACACAGAATCAAACACTGAACAACAAAGCGATTAAGAATTACAAGGTTGAGGTACTACCGACCACAAACAGTATTATCGTGACAGGCTCTGAGAACCAATTGAAGCACATTGATGTGCTCATCAAAGGGATTGATAGACCACAAAAGCAAGTCTTTATCGAGGCGGTGATTACCGAAACTGAGCTCGGTGATTCTCAGGAAGTCGGCGTAAATATGGACTTAGCTCTAAGTGAGGCTGGCTTTGTTTCTCAGCCTACTGCAATTAAGAAAGCCGTTGATAACCTACTGTTCTATGAGGGCGGCGATTTCAATGCGCTTATTAAAGCCGTGTCTAAGAATCAAAATACTAAGCTCCTATCACGACCAAACATGTTCATTATGGACAGAGAGCGCGGTTACATTACGGTTGGTCAAAACGTGCCGTTCCTCACTTCGTCTGAGGTAACTGACGGTGGTAATCGAGTCCAGCAAATAGAACGTAAAGATGTGGGCGTGTCACTTGAGGTTGTACCGCATGTAATTGGTGATCATGTTGTGTTGCAGATTATGCAAAAATCCGACTCGGTAACGGATTCCTCTATCGCATCCGACATCATCACTAATACTCGAACACTGCAAACAGTGGTCAAGGTCAAAGACCGCCAAACGATCTCTTTGGGTGGTTTGATTTCCCAAGAGCAACGCGACTCAGTAAGCGGCGTTCCGGTGTTAATGGATGTTCCGTTACTCGGTGCTCTATTCAGGTCAGAAAAGACCAATACGGTAGATAAAGAACTTAAAGTAACGATAAGAACCACGATACTTTAGTTAAAAGTAAGCCGAACAAATACTGTTCGGCTTTGCTTTAGCTGTATTGCAATACACTTTTAAATTCTCGGCATTTTATCAAAGTATCTCGTTCTATTACTGTAGCTACGTGGTTTTTGTCGTAGCTACTTTTAGCCTCGAAACGAAGAAGTGGATGGTGCCCTTTGAGTGCGTTGTTTACGTATATATCTCGCTCTTGTCTTTTCTTTTGCCTATGAGATGAGTCATCTAACTCTATGACAGCCAATACTTTGGTATCTCTGTCTGTGATTACGTAATCCATTCTCTTAGCCCAAGTTCGAGAGTTATCTTTAAAATTGGTCGGTTGAACTAACGCCATCAATGAAACCTGACTATGAATTACGTATTCATCAGGCAATAGCTCTTGCAGTACTTTGTAAAACTTGCGCTCAGTCTTAGTCGCTAAGTAAGTATTTTTCCTGTGAGGAACAGCGCTGGGTTTATTGCTTTCGATAACTTTGGTTTGCGGTATGGGCACTTCAACTAGCTTTGGATGCCTATCTATCACTTTCGTATCAAAAGCATGGACATTGTTTGACCTTTTGGCTGCAACGCCTTGATCCCATTCGTTAAGCCTACGTTTGCGCTTCTTACCTTTCTTTGTAAACAAAAACACAAGACAAACTAAAGATAAAAGTATAATTAACTCAGCCACTTCCGATACCTCCTAGACAAATAAGAGCAAATAGTAGCATATCAATCATTTGTGTTATCAGCTTTTTTGTTCAGCCCCCTAATCTGTATTACGGGGGTAAATTCCACCATAATCCATGTACTACCTTCAGAAGTTATGATGTTTCTATTGGTTTTTGACCGACAGTTGCAATAAATCTCATACACATATGCGAGATCATGGTTTAGAATGAGAATTCTAGTTTGGATTTCAAGCAATTAAGCTAAGGTTTTTCAATGGAACAATTGTCTCTGCAACATCAAGCTCATTACTTTTGTGATAATTCTGATTTGAGTGCTACACCTACAAATATCGGCAGATTATTGACGTGTTTATCAGAATTAGGCCTAATACCAAATACTGGTGATGAGATCCACGCTCAAACAGGAATGCAAAATAAATTTGTTATTATGTTGAGCACCACAGAAAAGTTTCAAATACAATTTCCAAACCAAGAAATTGTTTTCTTAGGTCAAGATATGGACCATGAATCGTTTATGGCTCGTGTAAATCAAGCTATGGATCTTTTAGCTAAAGAGTTTCCTGACAAAAAGGCTAATCGACTATCTATTTTGGTAAACGACATAAAACGAGGGAATGAAGCTGAGTATAATGATGTGTATAAATCATTGGTAGCAAATGTAAGTGACCCTCAACCCGTAGAATGGGATTATAGGACTGTCCACAGAAAGCTGTTAACTGGAACGAGTGAAACAATAAATAGTATTGTAGCTATTAGAAGATGTGAAGTGCAGCGATACAATGAAGTTAAAGACTCTTTGTCATACGATATCGACTGCAATACTATTTATCAAAGTCAAATGTATCGCTTCGACTTCAATAACTCGAGAACCATTTTTCAGGCTTTGTCTAATGAAGTCTCAGAGCAACTAGCGAGACTTAATTCTGGAGTTTAATGTCTATGGCTGAAGAATTTTCTTATAACAACAGCCCTAGAGTAAAAAATGACTACGGGCAATTCCATGACTTCTCTAGCGCTGCATATTCATATGTTGATACTTTTAAATATCATTCCAACACTAAGTTTTCAAATAATTCAAAAGTACCAAACCGTAGACACTCATTAACTGGTTCAGATAGTTACTCTCGAGTCAACACCTCACAGGACATAGAGTTTTATACGAGTGAAATTTTACGTTTAATAAAGTTAGATGATTTTGATGATGGTGAGCTCGGTCAGGTACATTACTTGATCGAAAGTTTGTTAAAAAGCAATGTTGATTTGTTCCAAAAGTGCTTTCAAGAGGCGTGGGTTCAATTAGCAAAAGACGGCGAGTATGACAATTTATATAACTTCGTCTGCGTTGCTTCTTCAATCGAGTACTCACAGTTGGGGACTGCTGCTGATTGTCTCCTTTTTGCTGCATTGGCACTGAAAAACGAAGATATCAATGATGCGGCAATTCGCGCAATTGAGTCTTGGTCACAGCCTTCGCATTTGAGAATACTCAAAGATATCCGTCCATTTGAAACGAGATGGTTAGAGTGTTACCGAGAGGAAGTTATAGAAATGCTAGGGGCACTAGATGAATAACTTACTAAGAAAAATCTCGAAAAAAAAATGGTCTGATAACAGAGAATTAACGCGTAACGAGTATTCAGCTGATTCTATTACTGGCTGTATTAGAACAACTCGCAATACATTATCACTGTGGAAAAGTACCACAAAAGATTTTTCGGATGTTGAAGTTGAGAAGCTAGTGACAGCTCTAGCTACGACAACTCAAAAGCCCGATATCATTGATGTTATTTGGTTTGACAAGAGCGAACTGGCCTCTTTAGATTTAGAAGTGGAAGACTCTCCCGGCACAACACCTTACAGTTCAATAAACGGTTTGCATTGCGACATTGTAAATATGAACTATCAAAAACTCGGTGAACTAGGGGAATATATGGTTAAAAAAATATCAGATGACTCTAATATCAAGCGTTTTTCTAAGAATAAGGTGATTGCGCTTGTTACAGATAGTGTTAATAGAGGAGATGTAGATATCCGTAGCTTGACTGATAAGTGGAAAGCTGCAGTTGATCCTGCTAACTATTCAATCTAGTAAAAAGGCTCCTTTCGGAGCCTTTTTCACATTATTCTTTTCAATGCTCTCGCGTATTTAAGAACCAGCCCTGCAGCTTCTAAGTCAGTCAAAGCACCAATCTCTAACAACGCTATTCCAGTCAAAACCTGCTGTGCCGTTACCAATTGTCCTGTCGGAAGTTCCAATCTGTCATAGTGCATTTTAAAGTGCTCCCATTGGTCAGATGGGCTCAGTTCCCTTCCCTTTGTCATTCTCATGAGCCGTTTACACTCTGGAGGAATGGTTTTCCCCTTATCCCATTCTTTGACTGTTCTCACAGTTTTTAAACAAAGTTCAGCAGCTTGTTCGACGGATAAACCACATTCAAATTCACGAAAAATATAGTTTTTAGTCATTTC